ATCGCCACCGCTACCAAGGGTGCAGCAACGCCACGAGGCCCGCACGCCGGAGGTTGCAAGCCCCACATAAAAGCCTGCCTTAACACCCGTTCCACTGCCTGCCGTAGTAGATACTTTAGCAGGCCACAGAACGCCTTTATCCTTGCTTACAGCGGTATCCTCGATATACCGCCAGCCGTCTTTTTCACTGGCGGCAAAAGTCAGCGTCAAGTCCTCCTGCTTCGTGTAGTCTGCTGTGATAGAGCCTGTCGTGACCTTGCTCTGGTCGTGGCAGGTATACAGGTCAAGGGTATAATTTCCGTCAGCATCTTTGCCCCACTGCATGAACTCATCCGCGAGGATCAGATACGAGCCATTTTGGAACTCCGTGCGCTGGATAAGGCCCGGTTCCTTGCCACTTGTCGGGCTGTATCGGCTGCCATCATAGCCCTGCACAGTATCGTTCCAGCCGCTCCAATAGGGCATCGTGGAGATGTAGGTGACGCCCGCTTCGGTGTCAAAGGCGGTGTCCGTCTCGATGTTGACCGCCTTGTAGGCTGTGCCGCCGATGGTGACATCCGTGATACTGGCAATGCGTTTGTTTTTCGCCAGCTTGTACATGCTGGCAACGCCGCGATCCGCGCTCGTGCCTGTACCCTTATCGCCGATAATGACGCTCGACCCGACAAACAGGTTGGCCGCCTGCGCTGCCGTCAGCAGGACACGCTTCACGCCGGATTCTCCGGCAGCCGCAGTATACTGATAATTGTACCCGGTGCAGCCCTCAATCGTACCGCTGTTGCCCTTGCGGGCGTATTTCAGCCGGATCATGGCAAGTTGCCATTTGAGCAGTCTGCCGGATGCGCCCGCATACTGTGCGCCGCGCTTGCGCCACAGACCCACATTGTCGCTGTGGCTGGAATAGTTGATGGGCGGGCGGCCACTGCCGCAGCCGATGAGGCCGTCGCTGTCAAATCCGGCAGCATACTTCGGGTTTGCAATGTAGCCGTAGACAGTGCCGTTTTTATCCGTACCCTGCGGCCACATTTCATACCCGGTGCTGGGGTGGCAGCGCATTTTGAAATAGCGATAACCGCCCTCATCCCATTCTTTCGTGTAGGTGTTCTTCTGCAGCACCCAGCACAGGTGCTTGCTCCGGCGCACATCGTCATAGCTATCGATGAACTCGACGGCATAGATCGTGTGCGTGCCGTCCGCATTTTTCTCGGCGGCAACTTCCAGCGCCCAGAACTGCGGCAGTTTGGCGAAGTCGTCACGGTTGGCCGCAGCCTCGGTGCTGGGCGTGCAGACAAGGCCGACGCTGTCATCGGTTGCCTCGCCGATGGCGCTCTGGCTGGTAGCAAACAGAGGTTCTTTCGTGCCATGAACGCGGTTGTCGTCCAGAACTGTGCCGAACCAGCGCCCGCACAGTTCATTGCGCGTCGTCACGCCCTCCTTCCAGCAGATGTTCCACCAGTCCACGAAGAGTGTATTGACTTCCTCAACGCTTTTGGCCGCGCGAACGAGGCTGCCATAAAGGCGGTCAATGGCCGCTGCGTTTCCGCTGGCAATGATGCTGGCTTTCTGCACGGCCACGAGTTCCCGCAGCGTGCTGTCGCGGGGAAGATTAACAGTTTCTGCCATGATAAAAACTCCTTTAAACGGTGTTTAAATTAGTCGGCCACGACGGCATCCAAGCCGCCGTCAGTGTCGTTGATGACGAAAGTGACGCGCTGCACATCCTGTTTTTTGGCAAGTGCCGCAAAGATTACCTTATTCTGGACAGGACTGGCGCTGGTGTCGCTCAGTGCATCATCCACGATCACACGGCCCGCCAACTCCTGCGCCGTATCGCGGGCGGCGGCAGCCTGCTCCGCAGAGGTCTTGGCTGCCGATTCGCTGTTGGCTGCGTTGCCCGCGCTCTTCTCGGCAGCCTTCTGCGCGTTTTGCGCCGCAGTTTTGGCGGTGTCCGCATTTTTTGCCGCCGTTTCGGCTGTCTGGGCTTTGGTCGAGACGTCCTTCTGGATGTTTTGCATCTCCGTCAGCTTCTCGGCGACGCCCTCATTTACAACTTTGGCGGCAGCGTCGCCAGCGGTTTTTGCAGCGCTCGCGGCAGCAGAGGCGCTGGAGGCCGCGGCGCTTGCCAAGCCGGCAGCTGCCGATGCGCTGCCGCTCGCAGCATCACGAGCACTCTCGGCAGCCTCCTGCGCATCTTTCGCAGCTTCGGCGTTGGCTTTTGCCTGTGACGCCTCCTGCTGCAACTGTGCGGCCAAATCATAACCGCCGATGTCCTCAACGGCAGCTTCCAGTCCGGCATTGACAATGCCCGTACCGATGCGGCTGTGCCACTCGTTCAATATTTCGGCCAAACTGTTCGTGCGTTTGGCGCAAACGGAAAACTTGAGTTCGCCTTTAAAGGCCATCGGGGCCGCGCCGACCACCCAGTCAAACTCAATTCCTGTTGCATCCGCGACAATGCTGTCAATCAAATCGGCGCAGGGCTTCTTTGCCGCATTTTCACAAGAAACCTTCCACGCAAACCCATCCGCGAGGTCTACGCCCTTATAGGTGCGGCCCTCAATTCGGAAGTGTTTCCTTTCGATTTTTCGCTCGCCAGCGACGCCGAAGTTGATCTCCGAGTCCGGCACTTTAATTTCGCGGGTTGCGGCGTTGATAATAATAGTTTCTGCCATACCTTTAGTTCCCTCAGTAATACAGCAATGTAATATCCCGCATAGGGTATCCACCAGAAGCATTTTTTACATATATAGTGTTTCCTGCAATGCGGATACTTTCAATAACATTTGAGGAGGCATCACCAGAGGCACGGCCAAGGCCAGCAACACCAACCAATGTTCCGCCTGTAAGCGTGTAATGCCATTCCATACCGGGATACTCATGCGGCCAATCAGATACACGCAGCGCCATAGTTTTTAGCGCTGCGGCGCTTACGCTGCCATCGCCCGCATGACGCCCAGGCGGAATTGTAACTTTACCGCCAGGTACGATTTGTGCGCTCCAGTTTCCTCTGTCCACAATACTCCCGGCCACATGGAGGCCTTTGGACGATGATGCCGCAGTTCCTTGCATAATGTCAGAAGCCGAAGCATCTCCCAGCAACGATGCAACCGCTTCCAAACCGCCCTCCGTATAGCCGTTTGCTTTATACATATAAAGCTTTCCGTTTTCCAACGTCAGTTTGTCGGCGTCCGGCCAGCTTCCGTTATTGCGCATTGTACCTTTTTGCAGCGTTTTGCTTCCGGCATAGAACGGCACTCCATCCAGCACCTGCGAGGCTTTGGCGGTGGCCCGTGCCAACTTGCCGGAGGATAATCCACCGCCGCCATTAAAATTTAACTGTTGCCCATCAAAGGTAAAGATTGCCCAGCGTCCGGCCACAATAGTGTCACCATCCACGGCATCCGCACCGCAATAGGCGGGCACTGTCGTGCCGTTAACCGTCCATGTGTCGCCGCTGGCCCATGCTGCGGGAATTTTGCAGCGTCCAACAGCGCCCGATCCAGTCAGCTGATACACTTTGCCTTCTTTTTTACAGGTATACAGCTGCACTGTCACATTGACAGCACCGAGTTCCGCAGGATCATATTCTGCAAAGGCTTTCGCCACACGGTTTTCCAGATCGTTCATCGTGGTGGCATCAAAGGCGTCACCCTCTTCCATGACAAGACCTTCTGCGCGGGAGACTTCATACTCATTGTCGTTTTCCGTAGGAGTCAACCTACGGCGGGCAGGATGCTCGCTCTGGCGGTCATTCCACACTTTCTTCTCAAACATTAAATCACTCCAATCTCTTGTCCGGCGCAAATTTCTCCGGCGTACTGCTTTACGCTGTTGCGCTGCCACAGTTCGTGCAGACTCCACAACACCTGCTCCATGTCATTGATGGCGCTGTACAGCGTGCTCGGCGCTGTGGGAATGTTCGGTGTACCGGGCAGCGTGTAGTATGCAGCCCGCACAGTGGCGAGGTTGTCCAAAATACGCTGCATCTGAGCGCGGGTCAGCAGCCCCAGCGACGTCCATGTGCGGGTGTCGATCTCTACGCCCAGAAGCTGCGCCATGTGGGCGGTGTTGCCCTCGATGCGATTTAGCAGTTCTGCCGTGATATAACACTTTTCCGCTCCTGCTGCCACATCGGCGGCAGTTCGGTCATAAACAGGCGTCTGCCACATTAGATGAAACTCCTTTCGCCTGCGTGGATTTCTTCGCCCGCATAGGCTGCGGCATTGTTGGACAGCTTACGGCCCACAATCTTCGCGTCGGCCAGAAAGCCGCCAGTCAAATCAAATTCCAACTTCGTAACAACACCGCGCACCATTTCACCGCCGAAACTCTCCACGATCAGACGGTCAGCCAGCTTCTCATCCCCGGCGACCATGCGGAAGGTCTGCTCATAGCGCTGGGCGTAGTAGTCCAGCACGCGGGCGGCCACTGCGGCAGCCCTGTCCGGGCTTACAAGGGTCGCGTCCGGCACGGACACTTCATTGCCCTGCGCGTTTGACGGCAGATTTGAGGCTTCTCGCCGCAGGACGGTAGCGCTGTCACTGTACTTGCGCCCGGTCACGCAGACTTCGGCAGCCTTGCTCACGGTCAGCGTGCAGTGGTTCACGCCTCGTTCGCTCAGCTCTGCGCCCCTGACGGCCAGACTGTCGGCCACTGCCGGAGCATCAAATGTCACACGGTAAGTGCCCGGTTCAAGGGTGTCTTTGTACAGTTCCTCCGACGCCTCACCGGGGATATAACGGTGCGCTGTCACCGACACCGCAGTTACAAGCGCAAGGAGCGTGACTTTGCTGCCGTCCTGCAGGCGGCGATCTGTTCCAATCAGACCACTGGCACGCTGCGGAGCGGGCACGATTCGGATGATTTCGCCTCGGCTGCAGTCCACCACCGCGCCAATGGCAAAGGCAAGCTGCTGCAGCGCTTCGCGCCGTGTTCCGGCAGGGATGTAACCCTGTATCCGTTCTTCGCCCAGAACGCTGTCCAGTGTGTAAGGATAGCCGCTTAGGATTTCCGCTGCCAGCGACGCCACATGGGTGTCATATACTCCGCCGTCAAATGGAGAGCCATCAAGCAGGCCGATGGTGTCGATTGCCGTAAAATCGGCCAGTGTGTCATCCTCGTTCGACCAGTCGTCCAGATAGAACGTGCCCATGCAGTAGCTTGTCGTGCTCGTATCGTGGGCGCTTCGGCGCACATCCTCCCACACAGTCAGCTTCTGGCGGTGCTGCAGCACATCAAAATAGCCCTCCGGGTTTAAGATGGAGAAGCGGCCCTCTTGATTGAAGAGCGTTAGGTTCAGTGTGTTTATGCTGACCTCTGCGCTCAGCGGGTCACATTCCTCCAACACATGAGCCTTGATGATCTCCTCTCCGGAGAAGTGCAGATACACACCATAGTCAATCCCGGCCAGCTTCAAATACCGCCCCGGCTTGTTCGTCTCCAAAAACATCAGTTGGATGCGGCGATAGTTCTCCACCTTGTGGGCGCAGTAGTAGTCCACGGCGTCCGGAGTGAACATGGTTACGGCCAAAAGGCCATCGTTGGCATCGTACCACTGAATTTTGACCTTGCTCGCCCAGTCATCTGTCGGGGAGTAGAAATGCAGTGTCAGACCGCTGCTACTGTGATTCTTGTCGAAGCGGATATTCAGCACGGGCGGATTGGCAAAAGCACCGTTTCCGTTCGACTGTTCCGTGCTCCAAAAGCCCCAGAAATACTGCCGAGGCGTTTCGGGAAAAAACAGGAAGCTGCCGTCCATGAGCCATTGCCGCGTTTCCAGCGTGCCGTACTTGTTCTGATTCGGCACGGATTCCAACAGTAAATCCTTGCTTAAATTGCAAAAATCCTTTGCATCCTCCGTGACGGGGGCGCTGTCGCTCCGCGCAGTGACATCGTACAGACCGAACTCCACGCGGGTGCTTGTGTTCATGGTCGTTCGCCTCCTTTATGTCCTTGCAGGCTTCTGGGCAATAAAATTCGCGGTCAGATTCTTCCAGTAGTTTTTTTCAGCCTTTTTCCGCAGCAATTCGTCGCCGACATTGGAAAAGTAAGCTGTAAAGGTATAGTCGCCGTCTTCATCTGGCACTGTAACCTCATGGAACTCCACAGGCTCCGTCAACTTGTCCCACAGTCGGGCGTATTCCTTGCGATCCAGCCCCGGCCCAAATTGCAGCTTGTAGTTGAAGTACACGCCAATCAACTCGCGTCTGAGGTGGCCGTTGGCGAGGCGCTCCGCGTATTTATCCAGAAAATCCGCGCTGCGCTTTACGCTTAGCACGTCGATTTTGAATTGTTCGCCGTCAATTACGATCATCAGTTTCCTCCCACCACAAGCCGCGCACCACGGCGGACTTTTTCTTTGTCGATGTAGGGCATCAGCAGGCGCACAAGCTGTTCCAAACCGCCGCTGGCGGCAAAGCGGATTGTGATGTCCTGCCCGCCCCACTCGGCCAACACCTCGGCCAGCGCCTGCTGGATTGTTTCAAGAGGTGCTTCCACATTCGTGCCGTTTGTCTGGTCGCCCAGCACAGCGAGAAATTCGTGATTTGCCGGAATGACTGCGCCCTGTGCCAGATAGGGAATTTGCGGTGCGGTGATGGGGTCGATGTTGAATCCAACCTTAGCCGTGCCCAGTGCATCCTGTGCAAATTCGGGCACATCAAAACTGAAGCCGTTCAGCAGACCGATGACAGCGTTCATGCCGCCAACAATCGCCGAAATCATGCCGTTTATGATGCGGATGATGCCGTTGACCGCGCCGCGCACCACAGAGGTAATGCCATCCCAAATAGAGGATACCGTATCAGCCAGCGCCGACCACGCGGCAGTCCAGACAGCGTTCAGCGCCGCCCCTGCCATCGACAAGAGCAGGGAAAGACCCTTCCAGAAATTGCTCCATGCGGTGGTGATGTCCTCCCAAATCTGCATAGCCGCCAGCTTGATAATCAGCCAGCAGGCCGACCATGCTGCTTGCAGCGCCGCGCCTGCCATGCGTAAGGCGAGGTCAATCCCTTTCCAGAAATTGTTCCAGCCTGTGGTGATGGTCTCCCAGATTTGCAGACCGAGCAGCTTTATCGTCAGCCACAGAGTATCCCAGATGTGCTGCAGATTCTCTCCGGCAGTGTTCAGCGCCTGTGCCAGATCATCAAGTGTCTGTGAAAAGTTCTGTTTGATTTCGTCCCAGTGGGTCACCAGATAATTGATGATGACCGCTGCGATAGAGGCCAGCACCGCCAGCAACAGCACAGGCCATGCACCGATGGCTGAGATGACCGTGACGATCAGCGAGCCGAGGCCGCTTAAAATAGCAGGAAGCACCGTGTCAAGAATAAACGTGCCAATCACAGGCAGCAGGCTCACGGCCAGCGCCGCCATCAGAAGCGGCCAGCAGTTGGAAATGAGTTCGGCAACCTGCGCCAGAATACCGACCCAGTCTACCGCCTGCAAGCACTCCATGATTTTGCTGCCGACAGCGTCCCAGTCAACTTGACCGAGAATCGTGTTGATGGCCTGCAGCACATCCAATGCCAGCGTGCTTAACGCAGAGAACAGCCCCGGCCAGTCAATCGCGGCAATCATCGCCACGATGTTGTGCCCGAGGTCATTCCAGTTTGTGCCCTGCACCGCCGCAATCAGCGCGTTCAGCAGGCCGATGGCAAAGCCGCCCACACCCAGTCCAGCTTCCAGCCACGGAATGTTGGTGATGGCAGAATTGATGCACGTTGCAATGCCATTGCCTAAATCCGTCCAGCCGCTGTAATGCAGCACAAAGTTATACAGCGTCAGAATGGCTGCACGCATCCCATCCGTCAGCACACGCCCCAAGGGGATTCTTTGTTTTTGTATAGTTCAGCGGCTTCCCGCTGCGGCTCACGCCGTTATACAGATAAACCACCTGCGGCTCTTCGGTGACGATCTCCGGCACGCGGGGGTCGGTCTGGGCGACGGTCAGCTTGATGGTCGCGCCTGTACGGTAGGGCATATACTTTTGAATGCGCCGCAGCACATTCTTGGTGTGGAACATTTGCGTATCACCCTGTTCATCCAGTCCCACTTCCCGCAAAATCTCTTCTGCGGCGGGAAAATCAAGCGTGACCCTCATTGCTTACCGCCTGCCTCCACATGGTACAAAACATTGCGGCAGCCCATGTCCCGCACCCAGTCTACAGTAACCACACCGGGGCGGTTGGCCGGGACGAAGCTGCCCCACTGTTCGCGGGTTGTGATTTCTTCCCCAACACCCTCCACAATGCGATCCCCGCATTCCAGCACATACACGCCGGGGATGCCGTTAAAAAGGGCGGGGGCAGCCCTCCGCGCGTTTTTGTTGGGAATTACCAGCAAAAATTCGTCGCAGGATTTGCCCCCGCTTTTATCAACGGTCTGCACGGTTTTACGCTCAAAGTACGCGCCATGAATTACGCAGCGCGTCACCCGGAAGGGATTATAACACGCATGGTACACGGTAACGGTCTGGCGGCACAGGTCATAGATCGGCGAACGAAGCGCTCCCTCATACCGCATCAGCTGCACCCCCTGTACACATCAGCATACAAGCACAGAATGCGATAGTATTCTGCCGCCTGTGCCTTGGGTGTCGCATCAATGGCTGCTGCCGTGTTGGCGGCGTAGCTTTCGCTTACGCTGCCAATCGTAACGCTGGCCGGAGCAGCCGCAGCACCGCTCTGTACATCGGCAAACCTGCGCTGGGCGTCAGCAATGGCACATACAGCCGTGTCGCGGGCGCTGTCGGTGGGATATTCCACGCGGTACAGCCGCTCGTATCGCCGAATCAGCGCGTCGGCGTCAGCATAAGCGGTCTGCCACTCGTCCGGCTGGATGGCCTTGCCGCCATATTTGCAGACGTAAAACTCGTAACTCGTCATGGGTTTACTCCTTGGTCGCTGCCCTCTTTGTGCGCTTGGCGGGCTTTTCTTCTGCCGCCGTGTCCGTCACTTCGGGGAACGGCAGTTCCACCGCCGCCTCGGCGGGCGGAGCATTGTCCGGCACAGGCTGCGCGTTGACCGCAGGGATCGGCTCGGCGGCGGGTGGGATGTATCCGATAATAGCCATAGTAAATCCTCCTTACGCCTTGTCGTGGCTGAAGTACATGCCAGACAGCATATTCTTGTATGCCTTGGCGATGCCCACCATGCGATAGCCGAAGACGTAGGCATCCGCGTCCGGGTTGTTCTCCGGGGCGATGATCTTCGGGGCGGCGTGCTTCGTATACTGGATGAGCGCATCCTTCTGGACGATGGCGAAGTTGATGTTGGCCGCGCCGGTTGCCTTCGTGTAACCGCCGGCTTCCTCCCCGGTCTTGCCGGAAAGCTGCTTGATGGCCGTGTAGAAGCGGCGCTGGGGAACCTTGATGACCTGCTCGAAGCCTTCCAGAACCTTCTTGCTCTTCGTGGTGTCCATATCGTTGATGCCCTGCAGCAGCGTCGGCGTGATGAACAGGTAGCGCCCGGTGGCGGTGACTTCCTCATCGTCCATGGCCGTCACGGCAGCACTCAGCGCCGCAACGGTGGCCGCGCCATCGGCAAGCGTCTCTTCCTTCTTCGTGACGCCGCTGATGCCGCAGTAGGACGCAAAGCGGAAGGCGTCCAGTTCGGGCACAACCTTGTCACGGATGAACTGAGCGGACAGACGGCCAAAGGCAAGGCCAGCGGTTTCCAGATCGTCCATGACGTCCACGTCAAAGCGGCGGCCACGGTCAAAGTTGCACTTGACCGTCTCGTTCGTCATGGTGACGCCGCCCTGCACATAACCGCCGTTGCGGCTGTAGTCGGCCAGACCGTCCATGCTCATCATGGGGATGATGAGTTCGTTGGCGTTCGCGCCCTGCTTGGCGAGTTCGGGCGCACCGTCCAGCACGCTCGTAAGCGAGGCCAGTCGGTAGCACTCATCCAGCTTGGGGACAAAAGATTTTGCGAGTTCGATAGTGTTGCTCATAGGTTTTGCTCCTTATCTTATTCCATCGGCAGGCCCATTGCTTTGCGCAGGGCACTGTCAGAATTGTCGGCGGTCATGGCGGTGCGGCCCGTGCCTGTAGCATAGGGCGGCGGGGTTTCCCCGGTGTCGAACATATAACCGCTGTCTTTCTGCAGGGCAGCCAGTGCAGCGGGGATGTCCTTGTCAGGGTCATTGCTGCCGCGCAGGGTGTCCAGATCGAGCAATGCGCGGATGGCCTTGCCGCTGCGTCCATGCGCGGCAGCAATGGCAGAATCCAGCTTTGCATCAAACTGCACCGCCGCAACGCGGGCATCCGCGTCTTTCTCGGCCTGCTCTGCCTTGGCCTGCCATTCCTCGGCGCTCTTGCGCAGGCCGTCGATGTCGGTGTCCTTGTACTCGGCCAGCGCCTTGTTGGCGTCGGCCAAAGCCTCTGCCGCTGTACGCTGGGCGTCCTTGGCCGCGTCGTAGTCGGCCTTGGCGACAAAGCCCTTGTTGATCTCGGCGGCGATCTTGTTGTCGATTTCCTCATTGTACCCATCACCGAGGATGGGTTTCAGCCAGTCAAGCATAGGTGATCTCCTTCGTCTGTGTTGTCTGTGTCGCTATCGTCCTGCGCTTCATCGGCGCGGGAGCAGCTTCCTTCGGGTGGGATTTCGGGCTCAGAGTGATATCCCTGCAGCCGATCCCTCGGCAGATGCGGGTGCGGATCGGGCCGCAGATGCGGCGCGTGGTACTTGCCAACCCTGTGCGGCTGCGGGTGTGAGACGATCCGCTTGTTTTTCCTGACACGGAGCACGGGGCCGAAGGACTCCCAAAGCTGCCGCATAAAGAAATCAAACGCACGCTGTGGGTCGGCATAACAGGTTGTGTCATAGGTAATACAGAACATAAAGCACCTCTTGCATAATTTTGGGCACGAAAAAAGCACCGCTTTAAAAGCGGTGCAAATGGCGTTTATACAGTGTTTAAAGGGGCTTTGCTTTTTTGAACAGTTCCTTGAGGAAAGCGTCGTGCTCCGCTTCCAGTTCGGCCAGCGGGCGCGGTGGGGGCTTGCTGGGGTCAAAGGCGATGCGCTCATCTTCCGCCGTCCAGTTGCCTGTTGCTTTAAGCAGATAGATGGAATCCGTAGTGGCGCTGCGGTCTGGGTCAGGTGTCCAGTCGAAAAAATCCGGCTCAGGATCATCCTCAGTATAAGGCCAGCCTCGCGTAAGGTCTGCTCGCCACTTTGCGATTTCTTCTGGAGTCGGAGGGTTATCTTGAAAATATGAGCCCATACTTAGCACCATCCCTTCGTAGTTCTTCAGCAAACGCAATACGCTGCGCAAGCGCATCTTCGATTTTGCCGGATTCACCTTTATAAAGAGGATATTTCTTTTTTAAAGCCTTAAACCAGCCCTCGGCATTCTTTTGGGAATAGCCAAACACCTTCTCACAGGTAAACAGCGCTCCGGCATTGCCGACAGCGCCGATGCCCTGCATTTGAGGACGCTTGATAAGCTGCTGTATATCCTCTGGGCTAAGTATACCATTGCTGGGATGGTTATGTAAAGAGTAGTAGGGTACTTGTATCTCCGGGGGCTTGACCTTCATACTGTTCTGCCCGCCCACATAGTAGCCTGTGCATTTACCGTCTTTGGTGAAGTTCACGACAGCCTCTGTGCCGACTTCCAGCCCCTGCACCTTTTTCAGCACGCCTCTGGCGTATTCCTGCGCCAGACCGTTGACCTTGTTGGAAACGCCTTGAAAGAACGGCTTCGGCACAGCCCGGATGCGTTCATCCGTGACGCTGTACAGTTTGTGCCCTGCGATTTCTACGTCCCGAAGTTGCTCCGGCGCAGCCTTTTTGTAGGCCCACACGGCCCGGTTGGACCGGCTGCGGCCAAACCCGGCCACCTGCAGGCGTTCGCTGCGAGTGGGCAGACCCACGGCCTTGCAGAATCTCGCATACTCGGCCTGCACGACCCGCAGCTTGATTTGATGCTTCTGCAGATCGGGGCTTTCGGTTTCTTCGTCGGCCAGAATCTGGCGCTTGATGAGCCGGATGCCGTTTTCGATGCGGCTCTGCTCCTGCCCGGCCTCGTACAAGGTGTACCGGTAGCCATTGTACACAACGCCGCGCTCGTTGTCATCCTTGAATTTTTGAAGCTGGGCTTCGGTGTACTGCGGCGCGTTCACGCCTAAAATGATGGGGTTTGCCGTGTGCCCGCAGTTCAAGTGCCCGATGCGGCGCTGCAGGCTGTTGTTCAGTTTTTCAAATTCTGCATCGCCGTACTGCCGCCCCTGTATCGGCTCATGGTCGGGTGCGCAGGCGGCGTGGGCACTGATTTCCCAGCCGTCGCACCCCAGCGCGTCATGGTCGGCGTGCTGGATTTCATCATCCAACTGGCCGAGTTGATCCATGATGTACCGCCTGCAGGCGTACTCAATGCCAACGCTGCGCCCGCTCTTTTGTTCAATGGTGCGCAGGCCACGCTTTGCCAGCGGCGTCACGGCGCGGCGGATGGCCGTGTTCAAGTCCAGCGTACCTGTGGCAACCTGCCGGAACGCAAAATCCATTGCGCGGGCGTAGGCTGTCTGTAACGGCTGTACCTTGCCCTCCGGCGTATCGGCCCACAGGTCACGCAGCAGTTCGCGGGTCTTGCTCTGGGTCATGCGGGTGTAGGCTTCAGTCATTCGCTTTAGGCTGCCGTTTTCATCAGGGCTCAGGCTCTTGTCGGCCACATATTCAAACAGGCTGGCAATGACTTCCTCGCTGATGCCAATCTGCTTCGATACGGCCTGCTCAATGGCCTTTTTGCCCTCGCCCAGTGCCTGCGCCCGATAAATCTGGTATTCGGCAGTGTCGGTGATAGCCCCGGCCTTCTGCACGCGCTTGCTGATGTCCTTGATAAGTTCATCAATGCAGGGCTGCGTCATGGCAAGGGCGGCGTCACTCAAGCCCGCACGCTGCTCAGCGGTCATGCGGTATCACCTCAACCTTCAAGGTCTTTCAACTCCGGCATATAGTTTTTGCGGATTTCGGCAAGGTCAGCTTCACTCTCGGCAGGCAGGTCAAATTTCCACGCCAGCGCCAGTTCCGGCTTCAGCAGGCCCATCTGCACAAGTTCCTTGCGCTCCGTCCACTCTTGGTCGGCATCGTACAGCACACCGTTGCCCCATGTTACGGCAAGTTCGTCGGCATCCCATGCCGACGCATCGCACAGGCGGTATGCCTGCCCGATCTGGTCGCCGAGCCGGAGCGCCGCTTGCAGGGCGTCATAGTACAGATGCTGAAAATCCATAATGGACAGGCTATAATCGCCCGCGCTGGAATTGATCTCCGTCGCCGTTTTGCTCACAGCCTCGGCGTCGGAGAGGATGCCGCGCTTGATGCCCAACAGATTTTCGATGGCCTTCAAGTAGGTCTGCCGCCGCGCCTCGTAGCTTTCATTGCGCAGCGCAGGCGCAAAGGGCGTGATACCGACGCTCTGCTCGTTGCCGTCCAAACCGACGAACACATCATCGGTCAATGATTTTTTGCCGTTGTGGGTGCGCAAAATATCGGCACTCGCCACAACGCGCATCCTGCCCAACTCAAACTCACGGCTAAATTGCAGTTCATTTTCGTTGATGCGGTGGATAAGCCCCATTGCAGGCTCGTAGATGGAAACTCCGTCCGCGCTGCCGTCTACACAGTTTGTGATGGGCATCCGCAGGAACACCATGCCGACGCCATCAATGGGCACGGCAAAGGTGTACTCATCTTCCAGCCGCTCATATTGTGGCAGGCTTGCCAGCGGCACGCGCCGCCCCAGTGTGCTTTTGTTGTCAGAGCAGTACAGGCGGTACCGGATCGTGAGCCGTCCGGCAAAGGATGTGCGCCGCTCGACCAGCGTGTAAAAATGATGGTCGGCAGATACAGACTTCTCGCACAGCGCCACATCCGAAGGGATGCCGCTTGCATCGCGGCCTAAAATAATGACGGAATCGCGTCCCACGATCTGCCATGTCAGCCGTCCATCCGGCATCGGTACAGGCTTTGCCCACGCCTCGCCGCCAATCATGGCCTGTGTCATAAAACTGGTCTTGCAGGCATCAAAGGTGCTGCGCACGCCGTCAAGGTATTTTGCCTTGGCACTGTCGGTATGCTGCAGGCCGCTGTCATACTCGCCGAAGGTTGCCTTGCACAGCTTGTTCACAATGGCATACGGCAGGCGCTGGCAGGGGTCTTCGGTTTTGGTCGGGACGCGGCCATACCATGCAGCATACCACTCTGCGATGGCGTGCTTCATGGCACTGCTGGTGGCATCCGTCATGCCCAGCGCCTCTTCAATGTTTTCGACTGCGTTGTTTGTCAGTGCGCGGATCAGAGCGCCCATCATGCTTTCCCCCTAGAGTAATTTTCCGAAAGCAGCGCGGCCACAGGCAATAGTCTGTCGCCGCCCGCCAAGGGCAGCCCCGGCATTTATCCGGCTTTTTCTTTGGTTTCTTTTTCATGGCTTTCCACCACGACAGTCGGTGTCATGTGCCGCAGTGCATATTCCAGCCCGGAAATATAGCACTGTTGCCGCTCTACGGTCTGCCGCAGTTCCTCCTGCTTCTTGTTGGCGGCTGCCAGTTCCTCCAGCAGCGATTCATAGGCCCAGCGCGGCAAAAAGCGGTCAATGAGCCATTTTCGAAATTTCTTCATCATGCACCTCTGCGCATCCAGATACGGTTGACAGCATAGCGGACGGCGTCAATGTGGTGGTTGTCTGCATCCACATACCCCGGCAGCACTGTGCCGTCACGGCCAACCTCGTACTCATATTCACTGAACTCCTTTGCCGTGTCGGGGCAGCGATGCGGGTCGATGACGATGGCTGCCAGCCCTTGTAGCCACTTCATGCTCTGGTTCACACTTCCCGGCCCTTTGACAGCCTCACGGCAGAGGATGCCAAAAGCGCGGTAGTCGGCGCAGGATTTCATCTCTGCGGAATCGGCGGTCACGCTCTCCCACGATTCAATACGCTGCTGCACCAGCTTTGCGGTTTCCTCGTTGGAGGTACGCAGCCGGGTCAGTTCGTCGAAGATATACAGCGTTTTGTGTGCCGCATCATAGTGGCAGCGGTTGAACGCCCACGGGTCGGGATACCAGCCCCAGTCAACACCGTTTTCAATGGTATCGAAGTTTCGGATAGTCTTTTGCGAGATAGGCTCAAGCCGCAGATTTTCAAATACCTGCGTACCGCTGCCGACGACCTCGCCCAGATATTCATGGCGGTATTTCGTCGGCTGCGTTTCCTTGATGTACTCCGCCTGTGCCAGAAACTTCGGGCCGAGCCATGCAGCAGGGGCTTGCAGGTAGGTCGAATGATGGACGCGCTTGCCCTTGCGTTCCTCGCGGGCGTAGCGGTTCGCCCAGTTGCGGCTGGCAGCCGGAGGGTTGAAGCTGATAAAAGTAAGGCCAAACTCACCGCCGCGCAGCGCAGACTGCTGCACATTGCGCACCGCATCTTCACCGCCCTTGATTTGGTCGGCTTCCTCAAACCACAGGATACCGATATACCCGAACGGCAGCTTGATGGATTTGATTTTCTGCGGATCATCCAGTCCACGGAACAAAATGCGCTGCCCGGTGGGTGTGTAGGTACACTGCAGCGGGCTTTGTGTGCATTTGAATTTCGTGGTAAGCCCCAGCTTGTCGATAGCCCACAGGATTTGCGCATACACGCTGTCACGCATTGTGTCACCGACCTGTCGGGTCACAAGCGCATGGCAATCCGGGTGCTTCAAAAGCTGCAGCACCAACTCCGTGCCGACATAGGAACTTTTCAAGCTGGCGCGTCCGCCCGCTTCAACCGCTTCGTCGATAACGCCCATGTCGATCAGCTTGTGCGTCTCATAGAAGGCGGGGCCGATGATTTCCGACAGCCGTATACGCTTTTTATTCGACGTCATCCACGATCACCACCTCATCGCTGCCGCCGCTCGACTGCATCTCACGGTACATCTTGATTGCTTCAATATCACCGTTGCGGGCTTTTTCGACCAATGCAGCATGGATGGCTGCATATTCCCCGGCAGCGTATTTTTCGACCATTGCATCCAGCATAAGGCCGAAGTCCTTTTTGCCCAGCCGTTTATACTGCGTTTGAAGAGTTTTTAAATCCTCCGCAGGATTATACTCTTCCTGCTCGGCGGCCTGCCGGATTCCGGCAATCAACTCCCGGACACTGCCGCTTTTTGTTCGCATCGGCGGCTCCTTTCTCGATAAAAATAGGGCGTCGATTTCTCGACACCCAAAACAGCCCCAGAAACGGCGCTGTGCGCGGTTCTCTTATTCTGCGGGCAGTTTTGCCACCCGCCGCGTTTAAACGTTTTTGAACGGCGCTCTCGCGTGTTTAAACAGTGTTATGGCGTGGTGCAGAATTGCGGGCTATATTTTAGGGGCAGGCTTCGCCATTTCCGCCTTGATGCAAGCCGGAATCCTCTAAAATATGTCCGCTGTGTTCACGCTGCGGGGCGTACCAGCCGCAGCATTACTTGCAGTTTCCTGTCTGCCGTTTAAACGGTAACTAAGGGTTATGGTTTTATCCTCGCCGCCGACAGGCACGCGCACCGTGACGCGGCGGTCATGGCGGTTCACTTTTTCGAGCATATCCTTCAAGTGAGCCAGCGGCCCGCTGGTAAAGTCCAGTGTGCCGTCGGCCTGCATCTCGGCCTCGCTGGGCGGCAGCGGGCCGTCCCCGGCCAGCCAGAGGATGTTGGCTTCCTCATGGGCGCTCAACGCCTCCGGCGTGCCCTTGGTCGCCCCCAGCCAATGCAGTACACCGTCTTCATGGCGCACCGCATAATAGACGCGGTACACATCCGGCGTGCTGACGAAGATGTAGCTGGGGAACAGCGTGTAAAGCTGTTCCTGCCATTTGCCGCCGCGCCGGATCATCCGCCGCTCCTGCGGGCATCTGGCGTCCACGCCCTTGCCGCGCAGCTTCTGCGTGATTTCGGCTTCCATCCCGGTCATAACCTGCAGGGCGTACATACTCATGTGCCGCCCTCCTGCGCCTTGCGATCCAGATAGGCCGACACCTGTTTGTACAGATCGGGCCGTTCCTTCGCCATAGCGCTCCACAGGGCGCTTTTCAGATCGCCCGTGCCTGCCTCGATGTCAGACTTGTTTTGCAGTTCCACGCGCTTCTTGTAGGCGACGGCGCGGGTCAGACCGCTGATCTGATTCATAAGTTTATCGACGCTGACCGCGCTCCAATCCTCATCCTTTTTAGAGGTCAGCGCGGTCATAAGGTTTTGGCTGGCAACACGCACAAGCGCCTCGGTGGTGTCCAAATCGGGATACCGCTCCAATTCGTCCAGCATATTGCGGAAGTTGGCCTGTGCGATCTGCAAGGTTTGCAGATTCTCCACATACCCCTGCGCATAGCGGCAGACGCTGGAAACGGAAAGACTGTACCCCTGCTGCTCCAGATAGGTCACGATGTCGGAGTAGGTGGCACTGCCATCCATTATCATCTCTTCCACGGTGGCTTTGCTTTATTGCGGCGTGACAAGGCGGATGTCGGCATTATTGGCTTCAAAATGCTTGACAAGCGCCTGCCAGTTCGTCCAGTGTGTCTGATAGGCCGTGAAGGTTTTCTCGCGGAACTTTTTAAGCAGTCCCCGGTCTTTCTTCGGCATCTTGTTATAGGCGGCAATCTGCTTGCGGGACATCAAGGAAGTTTCCTTTTGAGGGATAAACCTCCGACGCTCCTCGCAATCTTGCACAAACCATGAGCCGCGTATTTCGCCATTGACATACACCGCTATTCCATTGCGGAACATGCTGATGCACTCATTGACAAGGGTGACGCTGTACCCATCGCACAGTAAATCGACTCGTCCGAGTGGAGCACGCAGTCTACTCTTTGCCTTTTCCCAATCTTCTTTTTTCACAAAAACGCTCCTTCCTCTCTCTGCATTTGCCGGGGCTTGAGACCCGCGCCCATCCGGGCGGCTGCATTAAGGCGCGGGCGTCTGCCCGCAGGGGTGTTGTTAAACTAAGCACCTTTTTTCTTGCTTTTCGGGGGCCGCACGCGCGGCGGGCGGGTGTAGGCCATACTTTCAAGGGCTTCTTCATAGCCCCGGTCATAGCCCTCCCAGTAAAGGGGCGGCAGTTCGTCGGGGTCGTCAAATTCCTCGGCGGGCTGGTTCAGCACCGCTTCCTCGCGGCGGGCATCGTCCATAAGGCTGCGCGATGTGATGTAAAGGCACAGCCCCCACGCGCCCAGCAGCAGGATCATGTAGCCGAGGCTGGCGTTCACGGCCAACGCTCCGACGAAGATGCCCACCAGCGAGCCGCACATGATGCCGCCCACGGTAAAATATCCGCACTTCAAATTCATCTAAAAAACTCCTTTCCTCAAACTGCCCCCAGCATACCAATGCCCATGTGGGCGGCCATGCGGTACAGATTTTCATAGCTGACATCGTTGGCGCTGGCCGCGTTGGTGTACAGGTTCATTGCGCCGCGAATGCCCCACGGACTGCGGCAGACGCTCAGCAGGAAGTCCATTTCCTTGCGGGCGTCCTGCTCGGCCAGCACCGGGAACAGCTTCCGCACGTCATCTTCCTTGACCTTGCGGGTGGTGTACTCGCGCTGCATACGGATGCGGCTGAACAGCTGCGCAAACTGCGCTTGCTGGCGGCCCTGCAGGCGGCTGTACACTTCGCTGTTGCCGATGAGCACCACGCCGACACCGTGCTCCCCGGTCATGGGGTTGTCGTCCGTCAGGGAGCGGATTTCTTCCAGTGCCGCATATTTGAGGTGCTGGGCTTCGTCAATAACGATGACCCAGTTTGTGCCGTCAAGGCGGGAACGCAGTGCCATCATCTGATCCATCTTGTTGCGGCACTCCGGCACGCGCAGGGCGCGGGCCAGCAGCTTGATGGAGCCGTTCAGCGTGCCCGTGCTGGGCGTGATGCTGATGCCCACCGCGTTCGTGGGATGGTCGCGCAGGAACTTCTGTGCGCCCTTGCTCTTGCCGACGCCCGCATCACCGTGCAAAACGACCATGCAGTGTTCAAGCTGGGCAAAGCGGATACTCTGGCAGACGTCCTCACTGATGCTTGTCGGCACATACGCCGCGCGGGGCAGCAGGCTGGCGGTCTTTTCGGCGGCGGCCTCGGCCTCTTCATCCAGCTTGAAGAACTCTCTCAGTTGCCGCTCGACGGCTTCCACCGAGCCTTTATACTTCTGATTGAGGTAGCTGCTCAGTGCTGCGCTGGAAAGATTGACCTTGGCGGCGAACTGGTTCTGGCTGATGCTGTGCGTCTCCATGTAGCGCTGCGTGCGCTGGATCAGCGCGGGGTTATAGGTTTTCTCCATCTTCAATTCCTCCTCGTTGTCTGATGATGTTTTCGTTCATCCTGCCGATGTCAATGTCACCGACAGCTTTAAGCAAAGGTTCTTCGCGGGCATATCGAAGTTCCACAAGTTTCGAGTTCGGATACAGTTCCAACTCCGATGCATTGCGGAAAGCAATGTTCCGAACAAGGTTCAACGCGCGTTCTGGGTCTTTGTCTTCCAGCGTAAGTGCGTCTGCAAATTTTTGTAAATCGCGTTCCGCGCGGCGTTTGTACGCCATTATGCGGCCAATCTTTTCTTGATTGTCATTGTAGTTGGCTTCCATAATGCTTTGCGGCACTTCCATCAAAAATTTGTCATCCGTACCGTACACGCGGACGCAGCTAAGGTCATCGGGGTCATAGCGAACGTACACATACTTGTTAAAATAGAAGTTACACAATTCTGCACTGTGATACCACAATTTCATCCCATGAATTTTCAACGGTACGCCAGAACGGCTTACCCGCACAGGGTCGCTGGTGCGCAACATCATCAGCCGCAAATCTTCCTCACTGGCAGCGCGAACCACTTTGCCATCAGGCAGATGATCCTGCCAGACCTCAATACGGGTCTTTTTGGCATCAGCAAGTACGCTGCCACCGTAGGGCTGGCAATTCATGTAAGCAGGGAGCAGCGTATTTACCGCATCAATGACCTCTTCATCTGTTGGAATATGTTCACCTTTTTTTAGAACGAATTTAAGATTTTCGGGCTTTTCTGTCACATTGCCGCCGCAGTAGGTCGGAAACAGTCGAGAAATATAGTTTTTAAAATCTTCAAATCGCCGCTCGACCAGCTTTGCGCGGGCATTGCGTACAATGGCATTTGTCATTTTGATGCCGAGACGTTCAAAAACACCGGGCGGCGGGCTGAATTTTTTGTCCTTTTCTTTGCGGCTCTTTTTGGCACGGTGACCGAGGCCGCCGACATCTTTGTTCAAAAATTCACGGCCATTGTCCACATATACGGTCTGCGGGATACCAAAATTTTGTATTCCCTTGCGCAAAGCATTTAGTGTTTCTTGGCTTCCGGGATTATCTGAGACATACCAGCCAACAAATACGCCGCTGCGTGCATCTTGCCATGCGCTCAAATGCAGGCGGTGCTTGATGCCCTCTGGACTTATACTGATAACATCCAATGTGTGTGTATCGCCGACCCATACCTCATTGGAGAAGAAATTCTCGTAATTACGGCGTATATAGGGGCTGCACTGGTCATAGTAGGCTTTTGGCCCTTGGCGGCAGAGCACTACAACAGGCTCTGGAAGCGCTTTTGCCTTGCGGTAAAATGTGTGGTAGCAAGGAAGCGGCAAAGCCTCTGGCATTTCTTCTTGCGCCCACTGCTTCGTCATATCAATGCAACGCGGTATCGGATATTGTCTGTCGTCCAAATAAAGCGTCAGAAAAACTCTCTCAATAGCCTCCGGCATCTTGCTCATGCCCCCGCGGGCCTTGCCGCGCATATCCACCAGTGCGCCATAGTCGCCCTCGCGGATGGCCGCCCACTTTCTATAAAGCGTCTCCACGCTGATTTGACGGTCTGGCTCTTCCATCCGGCACAGCAGCACAAATTTTTCGTCGCACTCAGCCTTCTTCGTTCCGGCCTTGTTGCGGTAGGTCTGCCATCGGTCAACAGTTGTTATCCAGTACCCAATTTCACCGCGTTCCTCGGCAGTGTAGGCTTCCAGCGGTTTGCAGGCGGCGGGCTTGTCAGCCTTTTTCGCCTTGGTCGGGGTCGCCGCAGGCAGTGCGGCGGGCGCGTGCTCCGCAAAATATTTCTGTTGCGCCGCATCGGGCAGGCTGGAAAGCGGGAACAGGTACTCCGGCCTGTTCTGAGCGTTCATGTGGATTTGATAGGAAAGCGCACCAGATTGCGCCATTCTGCGGACGTGGCGCATAGACACGCCCATCAAGGCACTGGCTTCCGATGCTTTCAATAACGCTTCCAAAAAATCACCTCTTTCTGACCTGCCATCATCAGACTGTGTAGGTCATCTCACAGTGACGCCCGCGCGGGGCGTTTCGGCTCGTTGATAAAATTACTTTAGACTGTTCATCTTCCGCCATCCATGCTATAATTGCGTCAAAAGGATGTGTAAAAATGAATGTATTCACTTGGCTTTCTGACCGAAACAACATTACGTTCCTCATTGCAATTGCTGGTTTTGCAATGTCGCTTTACAATTTTTTCCGCTCTCTGTGGGATAAGAGATGCGCGTTTTCCATTGACTATGTGAATCACCACTGTTCTCCGTGCAAAGGGCATACACGATTTGAAATCCGTATGAACATACAAAATCTGTCCTCTGCCCCTTTGAGTATTGTTCGGATGTACCTTATCTGTGATGGAAAGTCTTACAGCTTCGCTTTCCCTGCGCAAGAAGTAATGGAATTTACCCACACAAAGGGAGGCATTGAAACAAGGCGTTCAGAAATTTTGTCGCAACCCTTGCCGTTTACAATTTCCGGGCATGGTGTATGTGGAGCGTATTTCACCGCTTACCTTCCACCAGAACTTGAAAGTAAGCTGAAGGGAAAATGCAAATTTCAACTGGCCGTGCAAACGCCGCAAAAGCGTGCCATCTTTGACATAGATGCGCATAATCCTGGCTTGGATTTTGAAGAGTACGGTTTCTTTACCAATGCTTGATAATCTCGGCCAAAGCATTGAGAATGATGGAGCCGATTGCCAAAATCAGCGTCCAGTCTTGGAGGGTCATAGCATTCACCACCTTTCATCACAATCATCGGCACTGAACTGGCCCCCGGTGCTGTAATTCCACTGTAACTCAATGCCCCGACCCGGCACATCGTACAGCGCGGGGCCGTGTGCGCAGCACTTCCAGCCGTCCTTCGGCCTGTGTACCCATGCCAGATCGCGCTCGGCATCATACCGATCCACCTTGTAAATGCCTCCGGCGTTGGGGTAAGTTTCCCCAACAATCGGCTTGTCCGGCAGCCTGCGGATGCGCTGGCTGCCTGCATCAATGTTCGTCATCGTCAAATTGCACCTCGCTTAAATGCTGTTTATACGGTCTTTTACCGCTCCTTAAAATTAGGACAGCGGTAAAATCCTCGCGCCATGCCCTCGGCCCGCTCCACCAGTTGATGGCGTCTTCCAGCGTGGTGTACTCCGGGCCGCAGGCTTCCTGTATGGCTTCAATAATTTTCATACCGCTCTCCTTGGCCTGCCATCATCAGTACCGGGCGGCCACTCCCGGCAGACAGCCCCGAAGGGCTGTTTCGGCTGTTCAATCTGCGTTTTCTCTGTTATACTGTTTTTATCCTGCTCGGCAGGAAATTTGCCTGTGAGGTGTTTTTATGTACATTCGTCTGACCTGTAAGCGATGCACGAACTCCTTCCGCGTTTTTGAATCCGACGTAGAGCAAGGAAAAAATATCAAGTGCCCCTTCTGCAAAGCCCCTGTGGGGAAGGAGCTGCGCAACAAAATTGCAACCATCTGCGACGAAGATTGTGATTTTGATGTTGCGATTGCTCCTTCGGCACACGTCAGCGTTCGTGAATGTATGCTTACTTCAATGGGAAACGCTCTGAGCACTCTAAATGCAAATTCTTTGAAGGATGTTGCCAAAGCGTTTGATTCTGAGGAACAATATAAAGTGGTGTACGCAATGATAAGTGGTGCCCTCATGGGCTATCACAATCAACTGCGGGAAAATCTCTTGGTTTATGGCATTGATGTCGGCGACTTAAAATAAGCCTTTGAGACTCCCTGTCGCAATCTCGCGTTCGAGCATGCGCCTCGCTTCAATAAGCTGCTTTTGTCCCTCATCAGTGGTGAACGCAGGCTTTTTAGTACAATCATCTTCCTCGGAACGTCTGACTCTTCCGTCCTTTTCCTGCGAGCCATCGAAAAGAACAATCATCTTCAAAGCGTCCAGCATTTCTGCCGTCAGTGTCAGAAGCTCGGTATTATCTTTTGCCCTCTCCGAAGCATCACCCAGAAATCCTACCTGCTGCACAAGAATGTTTTTTACAATAAGTCTGTCGTTTGCTGCGAGTTCCATATTTGATCTTCCTTTCCAGCCTGCCATCTTCAGTACCGGGCGGCCACTCCCGGCAGACGGCCCGCAGGCCGTTTCGGCTAATTATATGGATTATTGTTGGAACAAGTCATCCTTGTTCATGTCGGGGAAGAACCGTTTTTGGATTGTCTGAACCTCCGGCCATGTAAAAGGACTCTTGCCCGCCAACTTATTATTAAAAGATTTCGGGGTAACACCGATGGCAGCGGATATAGCCGCTTTCTTAATCCCTCGCTCTGTGATTTTTGCTTCTAAGAAGCTGTACTTCATGTCATGCACCTCCAAAGTTCCAAATTCGGAATCTTTTACTATAATATAATCCCTAATACGGAATTTGTCAACCTTTTTATCGGTGTTTTAGTTCCGTATTTGGCACTTTTTGTTGACGCTGGAATCGCAAACCGTTATACTGTTAATAATGAAAGGGGATTCAATATGGAATTAGGTGCTATTATTTCTCAAAAGCGGAAACAGGCAGGACTTACCATAGATGACCTTGCGGAGCGCTCTGGCGTTCCCAAAGGCACATTGAATAAGATAATCAATGGATACACACGCGATCCGCAAATTGAAACAGTAAAATCGATTGCACGCGCATTGGATTGCACGCTGGAAGATTTTGACGATTCACCCCGCGTGCGTACCTTGTCAACAGATGAATATGATTTGATTCAGCAGTATCGACTGTTAGATTCAGCAGGTCAAGAAGTAGTCCGATTTCTATTGACAAAGGAATTAGAGCGCCTGCAAAATCTTGGCGTGATTCCAACACCATGAGCAACCGTATCACAAGACGGAGAGGAATGTCTCGCATTTGTTGGGAAATAACGCTATGCGTTATACATGGTGTTCAAACATTATTTTTTAGTCGGACATCGTAGCAATTTCCGTTTTTAGATAATTTTCTTCTTTTGACGTTGTATCGTAATAGGACAGCAGATTTCAGTCGGACGCAAAATGTCCGACTGAAATTATAAGAGGCGGCAGCCAAACTTATGCAGTGTGCATAGGTCTGGCCGCCGCCGTTTAAATTGTTTTAACGCCTGTTAAAACACGATACTCCGATATTTAAGCGTTTATATAAAGGACTTTTTAAACGCCGTTTAAACGCTTTTCAAACGCCCCGCGCCCGCCGCACCATCCCGCCGCCGATCCGCCGTTTTAACCCCCAAAAAGGGCAAAAAAATTTTGCAAGCCAGTATCCCGCCAACTTGCAAAATTTCGCGTTCAATTCCGTTTAACCCTCATTAAAAACCGCGCTCTCGCGTCCTTTCCCG